ACACCAGTTGGTTCGATGTGTGCATCTCAGGCGCACCGATGAAGGTGGACCAGATGCTCTTGGCGTCCGCAGGCAGGCCACGCTTTTCTTTGTTGAGCAGCTTGCTCACGACGCCTGGCTTCCCGACGCCCCACACACGACCAGCGTACTCAGGGTTGTCCAAGCCGATCTGTGAAAAGCCCACACCACCACGCAGGCCGTGCTTGCGGTTCTCAACTGCCGCGCGGTCCGCTTCAGTCAGGTGCATGTACTTGCCTTCGTGTTGGCCAAGCACTTCGGATGGGCGTTGCAGGTTCGCTTGTGCGGCTTCGAAGATCTGACGCTTCATCTCTTCAACGGTTGGCTTCTTGGCTTTGGCTTCACCGCCTTTGGCCATGCCCATGGGGTTGATTTGCTTGCCCGTCTTCTCTTGGGTGTAGTACGAATCATGGCCAGCGGATTGCAAAGCCTCTTGCACCCGTGGGTCGTCCAGTGTTTGGAACTTACCGCTGGACAGAATGTCACGCATGATGCCAGTGGCACCAATACCCTTGGGCAGCGGGAACTTGCCATGCTTGACCAAGTGCTTGGCTGCTTCGTGGACGTGCTTTTTGTTTTGATAGTCGAATGGGTTTTTGCTCACGTTGCCTCCTTGGGCCATTGTTACGTCTGATTTTCTGCGGTCATAAGTGCCACGGTTTCCAGTGGCTGACTTTATGTTGCGCGGGTTGTACATGCCAAGATTTCTATAGCCACCCTCGTTGATGAAGAACGCATCGTGACCTAGTTTGCGAATTGAATCTTGAATTGCTGGGTCTTCAATTGCCGTCCAGTCGCCGCTTGATAACCTGCCTTTGGTGGTAGCGAAGTCTGGGCCAATGAGTGGATGCTCAACCAATGCTTGATGCAGTGCATCGACATGCGCTGGGTTTTGATAGTCCCATGGGTTCTTGGTGTGGGCATGCACTGGCATGATGTTTGGACTCAGTTTGCGCTTGTCCACAACGTCAAGGTTGCTTGTGGTGTAGTCCTCGGAAAACTCAGGCTTGAACGCAAGGAAAGTCATTCCCTTCTTGGGTTTGAACTTTGAGAATGATTTATCCGTGCCATGGTACAGCCGATCTTTTACCTTGCTGTCCTTCAAAAACTTAGCAAGGCCGCCCTTGGCTTTCTTGTTGGCCATGGCTTCGGCGTTGGCTGTTGCCTGCTGTCGGCGTCGCTCTTGCTCAGCCAGCGGAGCAAACATTTGTCTGAGCCGTTGCAGCTCTGCTAGTTGTTCGGGGGTCAAAGCCATAGACGTGCTTTCAAGGGGGATGCGCCGATTATCGCTGAATGCAAGTTGTCAAGCAATCCTTGACAAGTGGAAACGTTTCCACCTTATGCACTGTACGGGTTGCCTCGGCGCTTGTTGTTGAACTCTTCCGCATCGATGATGTCGCTGTCGTCATAGTCGTCGCGCGGTGGTGCGTCGATGCTGATCCATCCAGCGTCACGCATGTAGCGCAAGCCTTGGCTGATGCAGTCCACGTATTCGTCATGCACTGTGCCCTCTGGGAACGAGCAGATCTGGCTGACCATACCTTCGGCCCAGTTGCGCACGAAACCCTTGCGCTTGCCGCTCTCAGGCACCCACACACGGCCTGCGCGGATGATGTTGGCCACGATGCTCAGGCGTTGGATCTTGTCCGCGCGGCCAGGGTTGTAGGGGATCACAGGCAGGTTCGCCCGTTGCAAGTCTTGGATCAAGCTGATGCCTGCGCTCTTGTCTTCCACCAGCAGCAGGTCTACGCGCTTCTTTTCTTTGTCTTCGCCATAGACCGTTTCGAACTCATCAATGACCTTGGATCGGAGATCTGAGTACTGCAAATGTTC